GGTTCATTCGGTGAGTCTGTTGTTTCGTCAGTTGCTTCTGCAACTCCAGACGGCTCAACTCAGGTTATTGATGTTGTAATCTCTGCTCCTGTAACTGGCGCACTTGGTTACAAGGTCTATGCTGGCGCTGCCGGAACTGAACCAACCGATGCTAACAAGTTCTACAACGGTCGTTCAGCAACCCGCACAATCACCCTTCAGGGAACTCTTGCAGTTACCGGTGATACCGCTGCAAACCACGCTTCTGACACCTCTGCTTACGCAACAGGTTATGACGGCATCTTGGCTACCGTTCTCGGTGCTAAGTCAGGTTACAACAACAACATCAACTCTGCTTTCTCAACATCAAATCCCGGCGTTGAGTTCCAGACCACCTTCTACAACCTCTACAACAATGTTAAGGCTGACCCAGATGAGATTTTCCTCAACGGTTCAGACCGCAAGCAGTTGTCAGATGCAATCAAGAATGGTTCAACTGCAAACTATCGTTTGAACTTGACCCAGACTGATGCTGGCGATTACATCGGTGGCGCAACAATCGGTGCGCTTTACAATGAAATCACAGGCAAGATGGTTGACCTTACTGTTCACCCATGGTTGCCACAGGGCGTTGCTCCAGTTCTTTCATACACACTTCCAATTCCTGATACTCAAGTATCAAATGTTTGGGAAGTTGTGAATGTTCAGGATTATGCTGGATATCAATGGCCTGTAGTTGACTTCCAATACGCGTTCAGCACCTATTTTCGTGGTACTTTCATGTGCGCGGCCCCTTCGTGGAATGGTGCAGTATCAGGTATCAAGGCAGTCTAATAAACTGAATCGTGTTGTGAGTGCGCTCTTACGGGCGCACTCACTCACATCTTAGGAGGCGCAATGACAAAGATGATTCCACCGCAAGGCTTGCGTGAAGTATCCGTAAGAACCGAGCGTGGCACAAAAGTTTATAAAGCAGACAAGTCAGGGCTAATCAATGTTGATAACCCTAAACACGCTGCACAGATGAAGCACGAAGGCTTAGGAGTGGCAAACGCGATGGGTTCGATTGCTCGCCCATCAACAGTTGGATTCACCTGCCAAAAGTGCGGGTTCGGCTCATTTTTCAAAAAATGCTCAAAGTGCGGAGAAATAAATGGCTAATGCGATTAACCCGATTACACATCAATTCTCCACGCCATATCTGACGGTTACTGAGTTTCGCAACGCTCCAACGGCGATTGATATTGATAACTTAGTGTTCAACTCTACCGACCCAGATGTGCAGAACGCCGAGTTAGCAAATGTGATTGCTCGCGCTTCTAGTTGGATTGATACTTTCTGTAATCAGGTTCTTGGTGCTACCACCGAGACAGAGCAGCAACGCTCTCGTATTCGCCCAGATGGAACAATCCGTTTCCATCCTCGTTATAGCCCTATTATCGCGCTGACATCATTACAGTTCAGCAGCGACTTCAATAGCCCTATCGTTGCTCCAGACCCATCCTTGGCATGGGTTGAAGATTCACAGATTATTTACCCATACGCTTCAGCCGCTACAACCTATTCTTCGGCTGGCCCACTTCAGTTCGGATTTCCTACCTCACCTCGCCAAGAAGTGTTCTTGACTTACACCTATGTCAATGGCTATGCCAATACCTTGATTAACACGGCAACCGCATCACAATCATCGTTGACCGTAACCGATGGAACAGGCATCACCGCCGGTCAGATGCTCAAGATTTACGATGGCTTTAACTCAGAAAATGTAATTGTTGCCAGCACCTACACACTTGGTTCAACCACCGTACCTTTGGTTAATCCTCTTGCCTACACCCACGCTAACGGCATTTCTATCTCTGCTCTCCCACCTGCAATCAAGGAAGCAGCGATTCTCGTAACGACCGCAATGCTTAAGGTTCGTGGCGATAACGCAATGGTGATGAATGTCGGCACTCGCCCCGGTGTTGCTACGCCCGGCGCTCAAATGACAGGCACAGATTTAGCACTCGCTCAAGACTTGTTGATGCCATACCGCAGGATTAGATAATGGCAAGACAAGATGTGCGCAATGCCGTAGCAACTTGGTTGCAACAGGCGCAGATTACAACTCTCAATCAGATTTTCACCTCGTTTCCTAAGCGCATCAATTTTCAGGTCAATTCCTTTCCCGGACAACTATCCCGCGCAGCAGGCGTTGTCTTTATCCAGAGCGAGAGTGAAGAGCGCCTAGCAATCGGCGGCGCTTATGACGGTTGGAAGCGCGTTGATTACATCGTGAACTTCCAGATTTACCACCAATCTATGCAACCTAAGCCAGAAGATGCCATGACAGATTTTGATATCTTGATTGATGCAGTTAAAGGTCAGTTGCGAGCAGGTGGACACAGATTAGGTTTGCCAGATGGCTCGGTGATTTGGCAAGCAGCAGACCCCGGAATTAGCGCAACTTATTCCGAGCCTGTCACTAATGATGGTGGCGCAACAGAAACTTGGGCTTCTATCACATTTACCGTAACCCAAATGATAAGAGCATAAGGAGAAATCAATGGCTCGTTTTCAATATAACGGTTCTGATGAGCGGTCTTTTCCGACCATCGGAGTAACCGTAAAGTCAGGTGATTCGTTCGATGCGCCCGATGATTTCGCAGCCGTTGATGTATCGCCAGTATCCGCACAAAAGAAGGTTGCGCCAGCGACCACACCAACAACAATCAAGGAGAGTGAATAATGGCCGCAAATCCATCCTTACGGTCGTATATGGGTGTTGCTTTAGAAACAACTAAAGGTACACCTGTAACTGCTACGGACTATGTTCCAATTACCAAAGATTCTTTTAAGCCCGTTGACCTTGTTACAGGACTGTATGACACAGGACTTCGTGGCTCAATGGCAGTTAACTACAACTACATCCAAGGTCGCAAGTACGCAACCGTTGATGTTGCTGGCCCTGCTTTCCCAGACACCATCGGTTACATTCTTGCATCTGTTCTTGGCGATGTAACAACCACAGGTTCAACCGCTCCTTACACCCACAAGATTGCACTTAAAAACGCAACAAGTGGCGATGCACAACCAAAGGCGCTGACCCTTACTGACTATTATGTTGCTGGCACTCGCCAATATCCGGGCGCTCAGTTCCATGATTTCACTCTTACCTTCAACCCAGATGCTCAGTTGGAATACACCGCTAAGGCAACTTGCTGGCCATCTGTCACCACAACTGCACCAACACCTTCATTCAGCACAGTAACTCCTGTACCTGTTTGGACTGGTACGGTTTCAGTTGGTGGTTCAACCATCGCTTACGCAATGAGCGGAACTCTTACCTTGTCTCGCACCGTTGAGCCAATCTACGGAATCAGCGACATCCAAGGCCCATACGAGGTATTCGTTGGTGGACTTACCACTACCGGCAAGATTACCTTCATCATGGAATCTGATGCTGAACTTACTCGCTTCCTGACCAACACTCAGCCAGCGATTACTTTCAACTTTGCACAAGGTACTGGCGCAACTGCAACTCAGATTCAGTTCCAGTTGACCAAGGGTGCTTATACCACCGCAGCGATTGACCGTTCAAAAGACCATGTTGAAGTCACCGTTGACATCAACGCAATCGCAAACACAACCGATGTCGGCGCATCTAGCGGATACGGCAACATCGTCTGGACACTCCAGAACGCAAAGGCTTCAGGCACTTATCAGTAACCTGAAATAGAACGCAAAGCGGGTTGTTGATGCAACCGCCGCCTTCCCGGTTCGCTCTGACCCGCTTTGCCTATTACACTAAGAGAAGGCAACCCCGAAGGAAGGAAGCAATATGGCTGAAAAGAAAATTGATTTGCCATCAGGCGGTTGGGCATTGTTCCGCGACCCTGAAGAAATCACTTACGGCGATTACAAGAACATTCTTAAGGTTCTTGGCGGCGATGAAAACCAATACGAGCGCACCTTTAAGTTTCAGGAAGCACTCTTAGCGTTTCTCGTCAAGGAATGGTCATTCGACCTTATCCCACCAAGCATCAAGCGCGAATCTCTTGACCAACTCAAGCCAAAAGATGTTGCGGCACTTAACAAGGCTACTGAAGAAGCGCAGAGCGTTATATTTCTGAATTTCACAGAAGATACTGGAACTGATAGCCCAAAAGACAGTTAGAACGACTGGAATGGCTACTTGAAGGGCATGAACGAAGCCCAGATTTAAACTATCCAGATATGCAGTATTACTACTACCAATGCGCTAATCGCTTTGGATGGACTCCCGAAGAAACTGACCGTCAGCCTTTTATGTTAACTACATGGATGCTGATGATTGGTTCTTCGGTGGACAAAGTGGAAGCGAAAGCCATAAATCCAAATTAGGAGAATCCATGTCTGTAACTGTTAAGGGCTTGGATTCTCTTATTAGTAAAGTTAATAACATTGGTAAGAATGGGCAGATGGCTGCCAAGGAATCTGTCGAAAAGATGGCTGCCGCAGTAGAACGCCAAGCGCGTATTAATGCCAATACGGGTTCACACCCTAAAGGCAGTTACTCCATGACCGCTACACCGCTGATTCCATTTGGCCCTAACTCGGCGCAGATTGGTCGCGCCAAGACAAGCAAAAAAGGTTTTGGTAGTCGCGGTTCGGGTCACATCCCCGGTACTGGCCCCGGCCCTAACATGGTGACGGGAACATTGAACCGTTCGATTATTTACACAAGCAATCCTGTTGGTTTAGTTGGTTACATGGCAGTTGTCGGCCCGACTGCAATCTATGGTCGCGCAGTTGAATTGGGTAATCCTCGCTGGAAGTCTGGCGTTAAGTATCCATACTTGCGCCCCGCGTATGAAGAATTGATGGCTTCAGGAGAA